AACCCCGTCACCGTCCAGATCATGCATACGGTGCTGTTCGATGAACTGGCGGGGCTTCTGGTCGTCCTCATTCCCGTCCAGCATCATATCTGCATCGGCGCGGTACATCCCCGACCGCTGACGCTCCGCGATCTGGTACGGGAACACCTCGAAATCCTGCGTGATGCGCGGCGCATCCTTCAGCGCCTTGGCATCGCTAGGCACGGTCAGGTTCAGCGCATTGACGAACTCGCTACACGGCCTGCGCTTGTGTGCGTCGTAATAGACCTTGCGGAACCCACACCCACTAATCGGCAACTGATTAAGCAGAACGTCCGTATCGCCTTCCCAATCGGCAATCCGGTAGAACAGTTGATAGTTCAGGTAGTCCTTAACCCGGTCAGCCCGCGCCTGCTTCTGTCCATCCGCATCACGGCCAAGCACCGCCACAGACACAGCGTCGCCCGGCTTCACAATGGCAGGATATGCCCGCGCCGCGAACTGTTGAGCCGCTACCGTAATCAGCGGGTACTGGACGTTAGCCGACCGATCAAACGGATAGGACTTGTCCCCCGGCGCATCTTGCGCCGCAGCGCTTAGAGCGTTCCGCGTCTGGGTCTTCCAGTCATTGCGAGCGCCGTCGTCCATGCTCCAATCCTCAACGCATTGCGCGCCAAGGGAACCTAGAACCGTCTCGCCGAGGTATTGCTCAATGATAGCCGACGCATCACCCGTGGACGCGGCCAGCAACAGGATCAGAGGCGTCTCATCCTCCGGCCCGCCCATGTCGTCCAGATCAACACCCTCGGTCGCTTCGCCTGCCTCTTCCTCCGGGGCTTCATACGTGTCGCCATCGTAGTCTTCGACCATGCTCATCTAGTACCCTGTCACGCTGGATTGGCCACGAGGCGGTTCTGAATAGTGCTCGACAGGCTCCGTCATGGAACGCCCCATACCCGACATGATCAGATAACGGGTGCAGTCCATAAGGTGATCGCGGTCCTTCACAATCTTGCCCTTCTCATCCCGACGATACAGCCTGATCTCAGACATGAAGTTAGGAAGCGTCCGGAACACCTTTAGCCTACCAGACGCCAAGCGTCTATAAACCGCGTGTATACCAGCCTCGACCGTATTGTCCGCACTCTCAAGGTCCAACCCAAGCGATATATACTCGTCCCGCAGCGCCGTGCCGTCCTTCTGATTAGACCCGGAACTCGCCGGATCAATAACCCCCGGAATCCACCAGCCCCTAGCCTTGATAGCGTCGCCATGTATCTGCGGAGGGCTTTCGCCTAGGTAATGCTCATCATACAGATACACCACGTCAGCTTGCCTATCCCAAGCGCCCCATATCGCAGCCGTCCGGTTCCAGCCAACATCCATTGCATAGGCTCGCGGCCAATGCTTCGGGATGTTGAACGGCTCGACCAGATACGCACTCTCAGCCACCGGGTAGATGACGCCAGACCCTAGCGCCGGGATACCCTTCGTCCGGGCCTCGCGCTGATAGGGCGGAATGCTGTTCATCAGGTCCGCCTTGTCAGCCTCCGACAAGTGGGGAACCTCGTCCCAGTCAATCTGAACGCAGAACTTGCCGCCGTGCTCAGGCAAGAAGCCTAGCGCAACGTCTGTCAGGCCGCGCAACGGGGTGAACGTCGCCAGCACGATACCCTTAGTGGTCAGCGTCCGCAGCAGAGCTTCCGTGTAAACGGACTCCGGCGGTTCTTCATCCATCCAGACAACATCGCGCTCGGTGCCTTGCCAAGCCTCGCGCCCCTGATCGTAGGACCGGAACTGCACAATGCTCGACTTGCCGCTAACGTGCTTGATAACCGCGAAGTCCACACCGTCAGGGATGCCCGCACTAGGCCGGACCTTCTCGATGCACTCGCCGGGGATCATGCCCGTGCCGCGATCAGACGCAGGCCCTAGCAGCTTGGCGACGATAATGTCCCGTGTAGTCGTCCCTGTATCACCACCGCACAGCACGTTGACCGGGTTAGCGAACCGCCGACCCACCCACCAGTCAGGATACAAGCCCGTCAGGTGTAGCGTAACCTCATACGCCCCAATCCCCTCAGACTTGCCAACCCGGTTAGCAGCCATCGCCGCCCGCTCACGGTGGTCAACGCCAGCCGCAAAGAACGCTAGGTGCTTCTGGTAAAGCTCACGCCGAAGCGGGCCAGTGTCGGGGTAATAGGTCCAGAGCTTCCGCTGACGCACCCGCCGCTCTTTCTCCTCAAGCAGGGAGATAAGCTCTAGCTTATGCGCCGTGGATAGATCAGCGAGCATTAGCAGCCATCAAGGCTTGAATACGCCCCTCAAGCTGCTCGTCAGATTGAGTCTGGATCGTGCCGGAATGTTCGTGCTCGATCTTGTCGCCGTACTGGCGAGCGTTCCACTTCCCAATCAGCCGAAGCCGCGTGTCAACCATCACCCGCTTGTGTGCCGGGTCAATCGACAGGTCATCAGCAACTCGGAGGCTGTCGTATGCGAGGTAATGCGTTCCGATCAGCCTTGCGCGTGTGGAAGCCTCAAGGAACTCGGGCTGCGCCTTCTCCCAGTTATAAACCGTCTGGAAGCTTGGGATATGTTCGTCGCTACAGATAACGGACAAAGGCTCACCCTTTGAAAGGCGAGCGCAAATCTCGTCAGCCACCTCTTGTGTGTATGAGGAAGGGCGACCGCCAGCCATTAAGCTACCGCCTCAAGTTCGTTGAAGTGGCAAATGCGGGGCAGCGCGCGGGAATGTGTTTCCGCGTCGATGATAACCCGCCTGTTGCCGTGAACTACCTTTATGGCCTTCACGGTTCCGGTTTTATCAAAGGGGCCGCGTCGTTTGACGGTTGAGCCTACAGTGATTGGCTGGCCGGTCATTCGTGACGCCCTGTGATCTAGTCTGATTGCTTAACCTTAGTGCCGTAGCTCGGGTGTAAGCGGGGTTAATATGGACTAGGTTGAGGGTATAGGCAAGGTCAGTGACAGCAGCGGTCAAAGCGACGCCAGACCCGGAACTGAAGCGGCGACGGAATACCGTGCGCGGCGTCAATCATGGCCAATGACCGAGCGCAAGCGTCATAGATGCTCGCAAACACGGGCTGGGCCTCTTCCCATTTCACAAACCGAGGATGGTCAGGCGTTACGGCTTTCGGGCTTCGGTATGGCGCGAACGGATCAAACGGTTCTAGCACGTCACCACTCCCTCGCATCGCCCAAACGGCCTATATGCGGCTCAATCAGCGCCTTAACCGCCTCGGTAGCGTTAGGCAGGCCACGGGCTACCCGGAAGGCTTCTAGCGTCTCTCCCTCCTCTTTGGTCAGGTAGAGGTCTAAACGCTTTCCTCCGCTATGGGCTAGGCGGGAGCGTTGGATTTGCTTTCTGATAGTGGCGGTCATTTGATAGCCTCTTGAGCTTGGCGGATCATCATTTCGTGGACAGGCTCTTCGCCGTCGCGCGTATTGCAATCCATGTACGCCATGTTGAGCAATACGCCGTTGAGCCTTTCCAGCCTGTCCGCAGCCTCGCGGAGAACCGGCCACCCTTTCATTTGAAAGAACTTGCGAAGCTGGCCGATGATTTCAGCGTCTGTCATTTTCCGCACCCATCACAGCCGCCGTCAGTGTCCCGACAGACAAGGCACGACGGCTCGGAAAAATAGGCGATAGCCGTGTCTAGCTTTTCTAGCTCGACCGCGTAGTCTGTGAAATACTCCAGCCGGTCGCGGGGCGTTCCGTTGGCTAAATGCGCCTCAAACGCCTCGACGGTTAGATCGGTACAGCGCAGACGGTCAGTGCATGTTAGCGTGTGTCTCACGCTTTCCAGCATCGCGACAAGTTCGGGGCGGGTCATCACCAGACCTCCGACAACTGGCCAGAGCCGACAGAGCCGGGGCCGTCAGCGTCGTCCTCACCATCCAGAACATCAAACACGATGTTAGGGTCTTGCCCGTTGTCCGGCTCAAAGTACGGATTGCCGCAAGTGATGTAGCGGTCATCATGAACCCTAAGGTAATAGCCCTCCGCAATCAGCGTCAAAAACCACAGGGCGTCAGGATTGCGGGCCATCAGCAGGCCCCGCATTCGTCACCGGCGTCGATCCATTCGCAGATCAGGTCGCGGAGTTGATCGTCAGAAGCGGCATCAACCGTGGCGGTGTCGAAACCGCATTCCATGATAGCGGCTTCTTCGAGGGTTTCGCGGTTGGTGTTTGCGTCGATGAACATTTCGTCTCTCCCTGTTGATCCCTTGTCCCACGGTGACCGGACGCGGTCAAGCACTATTTGCGGGCTTTTCCGAGTTTCTGACAGCCTCTTCAAACTCCGCGCCGCTCATGTCCGTGGCGTCCAGATCGCCCGCCAGAACCTCTTGCCGCCATTGCCAGCCCTCGCCGGGCCGGTGCGTGAACCGAAACCCGGCCTCCGGAAGCGTGAGGGCCATCACGCCGGAACCCCGTAAGAGCGAGCCACCTTCGCGCTAATGCCGTAACCCGCGTCAACGCCAGCCGACATACGCTTCCAGAACTTGAGAGCGCGCTTGCCTGCCGTGCAGTAAACCATCTTGATCCCCCGAGCGGCGATTGCGGCGTTCATTTCGGTGGCGGCGGTTTCGAGGTCGGTCATGTGCCTGGCTCCCTTGTTGAAAGCACTATCGTCCGCGCGACCGGACACGTCAACCCCTTATTTCACACAGCAGAAAGCCCGACCGGCGCTGGGCTGATCGGGCTTCTGGTATTCTATCGGCTTTGGATTATTCCCAGTCCCGGATCACCGTGGCCGCCGCCATTATGCAACATGCAATGGCGATGATCGTGAGAAGGAACCCGGTCACTTCTTAGCCTTCGCCTTCAGTTTCTCGGGTTCTGCGTCCTGACTGGCGCGGGCAATCTCTCGCCAGAACTCGCGTTGGCTTTCCGTGGCCTCTTCCCAGTTTGCGTATGGAGTATCCGTCAGGACGCCTCGCAGGGAACTAGCCTTGTCCGCCAGCCTTTGCGCTACCTTGTCCATTGCTAGACCGGAATCGCGTAAACAACGAGAATGTTGATCGTGCCGTCTTGGCTGGCAGTTGTGCCGCCCGAGCTGGCCACCGTGTAGTGAACAGTCGTCGCCGGGTTGCGGCCTGCGTAAACGATGGTCGCATTCACAACGCCTTGGGCCTTCACATCCACATCAGCGACGTATTGCTCGCCGTTAGCAGCAGAACCGAGGCGCAGATACGTGTTTGTCGGAGTGCCCGGAATCGTGGTCGGGGTCTCAAGGTAATAGTGATCGACAAACGCACCAGCCGGGAGCGTGAACGTACCAGCCGCAGCGCCGTTAACGACCGTCACCACAACCTTCTTTTGCGCCGTGATAGCAGCGCCGCCAAGCGTGGAGCCGTCCGTCAGGACCCCCAGACCAGCAAGAGGGCCTACAAAGCCGTCCGAGACAACCGTTCCCGTGCCTTGATCGTTACCGAAGTTCGTGGACATTCTTTGTTCCTGATAAGAGAAAAGCCCCGCGAAGGGGCTAGGCCATGCCGTAAGGCTTACCCTTGGGTCCGCCGACGTTTGTCGGGATACCCATAGCAAGGCGCTTGTGCTGGTTAATCAGCTTCGGTTGCATCTTGGGCGAAGGCTTGTTCTTCATAATCTTGTCTCCGGACTAGCCACGCAGTCGCGAAGCATAGAGCGGGCTTGACTATGCC